GCTTGCCCGCATGCCAGTCCGCATTGAATCGTTCTTCGATATTCATTTAATCCGTCTCCAATCTTCCGACTCAATCACCATCTGAGCCACACTGATTTCAAATCCCGGCACATACCGCGTGCCGATCTCATGCCCGTTTTCACACGCCCAGAACGTGGGCACACCGTTCATGCCGCCTTTGATGCTCTGGTTGATCCCCTCCGCGCCAAACACCTCACGCATGGCATCAATAAACTTTGTCGTTTCCGGCATGGCCTCACGGAGATTGAGCGGTTTGTTCATTTCACCCGCCCGTCACCGTATCACCAGCACCAACTCTTGACGACTCCGCCCGCATCCGGCGCAAGCTGCGTGGCAACTCCTGCTTGACCATCCAGCGCAACCGACGCAGCTCAGTCTCGATCAAGCGCCGTCGATCCAGCTCGTTGGTCATCACTGCCAACCGTGGTGCCGTCTGGTCAATGATCCGCTCCATGGCGGCACGCACCGTCGAGCCCATGCCCAACGCCTCACGCTTGACCAACCCACGCGGATAACGCATGCCGCGCCGCAAGGCCATTTCCAGCTTAATCGATGAGTTTTCGTAATGCAGCACGGCGGCTTTGTAATGCGTCCGCCCCGTCGTGTCCGTCGTGGGTTGCGCATCGGTTGCGGGCGTTGTTGCGGTTTTTAGCCCCGCTGTGCCGTTTTCGCTATCCGGCTGGCCCAATGCCACGTCCGCGCCTCTACTTTCGGCGTGGCGAGCGGCTACATCGTCGCGTGCGCCCTTTGTCGCCTGCCAGCGCGCCAGACTTTTCTCAACATCCACCTGGCCATTCACCGTCAGCACAATCCGCCCGGCTTGCGCGGCGCGAGTGACGTTGCTTTTGTTGATGCCAATGCGCCGAGCAAAGGCGGCTTTTGATTCGATCATGACCGTGTTCCGGGTACACAATCTCTGTTCCGGGTACCCGGAACGCTGGAAAGCCTTGGTACGACAGGGTTGTTCCGGGTGTTCCGGGTGTTCCTTGTGTGTACACGTGGGAGAGATGTTAATGGGCGCGTGCGCGATGCGTTGCACGTATCACGCACGCGGGCGCATAGACCCGGAACACCCGGAACACCCGGAACAATCCAGTAATGGTGCGGGTTTCCAGCGTTCCGGGTACCCGGAACAGCGCCCCGCCAACCCGGAACGGAGCGGAAATCCAGCCTCATGCCACCCGCCTCACAGGGGGATACTCATCTTTTGACTGGCTTGCAAACTGGAAAATGCTGTCGGTGAGCCATTTGGTTGGCGAGGTTCCCGGCGGCATCGCGGACCCTGCCGCCTCCAACACATGAGCTGGCGGAATAATGAGCGGCTTGGGAATGGTGTCGCCTAAGTAATCCTGATTTTCATAGACCCGGCATTTCTTCTTTTCCCATCCCGACAAGCGCGAGACGGCACCATGAAACTGATTTGAGGGTCGCGGGCGCTGCTCGCCATTCAGCCGACACCACTTCATATAGGCGGCATAAAAATCGTTCGCCAGGCAGGGACATATCGGTAGCCCTGCATCGCCAGTGATGAAGTCATTCACAAAGCGCACCTCACTGGGCGACGCCAGCGCCATCAGCGCCACCTTGGCCTCGGTCATTGGCGGGCGCTTCTTTGGGTGGAATCCGGTCAAATCCAGATTCATCAGGTAGTAGTAAAACGCCTCAACCCCACCGTTTTCCAACTCAAGGAAAACATCGTCGTAATAAGCCTCGCTCAGCGCAGGCGGGGTATAAACCACCAGATGCCGCCGGTCATCGTTGTCCAGCGGCAAAGGCTGATTCTCGTTCGACAGATAAACGATATTGACCTGATTGCGCTGCCGGTAGGCGGCGATGTTCTTGGGGTTGATGCGGATCCACTCGCCGGTCACCAACTCTTTCAGCTCATTCTTGATGTGCCACATTTCGGCGCGGGTGACGACTTCTTCCGCCAGAATTAACAGTTTGCTGTCCGACCAGTCGCTGTTGAACTTGTCTTCCAGCCCGCGCTGGTTCAGCACCGTGGCGTAGTCGCCGTAGATTTTCGCCAACGACTGAAAGATGGTTGATTTCCCTGTTCCCTGCGGGCCATGCATGATGACGGCGCTCGCCATCTTGGCTCCCGGATTCTGCAATGGATAGGCCATCCAGCACAGCAGCCAGCGCAGTACAGTGTCGCCATTGGGATCATCGCTGCACAGGTAGCACAGCAAATCGAGCAGCTTGTCGCAGCAGCCGGCCTTGGGCAGCATGGGCCAGCCCTGCCACGTATTGAGCTTGACGCCGCTATCGTTGCCCGATGGATCAAACCCCACCTGGTCGAGATAAAACGCGCCGCGCTGAATATAGACCGGGTGACGCTTCAGATCATCACTCCGCATCCCCGCCGGCAGCAGCGAGATCATTTGATCACGCAGGGCGATCTTGTTCGTCCAGGTATCAAAGACCGATTTGCCCGTCCCGTCATCCAACGGAATGAACCGCGCCACCACATCATCCAACGCCATCACCGACATAGCTCGGCGACGCTTATCCTGACCATCCCCCGCCCCCCCGTCAGAATCACCCCCGCGCGTGGGTTGCGTATCGCGCCACTTAAGGGCATCGAGCTTGGCATTAATCTGGTTCGCCAGCGTGAGGGGTACGCCCGTCAGTTGGAGCAAATCATTGAAATCGGTCAGCTTCTTATCGTTGCGCCGGTCGCTGCCGTCCTCTGCCGTAAAATCCGGCTTCAGCCAGGCGCAATTTTCCAACTCGGCCGTCGCCTGTACCGCCGCCGTGACGCCCGGATTGCCCTCGGTTTTGTAGTCATCATCAGCACAAAACAGCAGTTTCAGGCGTGGATTGACCTTGCGCAACAGCTTGGCGGCCTTGCCCAGGTTGTTGGCGCTGAAGGCATAGGCGACCGACTGCCCGCTGGCCTCATGCAGGCTGGCCATCGTGGCGAATCCCTCGCCGACCAGCAGCACACCGGTACGATTGATCGGTCCAATGACTCCGAACGTACCGCCCATCGCCATGCCTGACGGCCAGAATTCCTTGTCGGACTTCTTGATCCGCTCATGCCCACGCGGATAAATGAACTGAATGCCGCACACGTTGCCGTGCGCGTCATGCATCGGAACCACCAGGGCACCGACGGCTTTCTTGAGCCGGTAAAAATTGGATTCATCCACGCCCGGTAGCGCGATGTCGGCCGTATCGCCCAGAACACGTAGTCCGTGCGCGGCAATGCCTTTGCGCGTGGTGTATTCATGTTCGGTGCAGGGCGCGCACTTGGCCCAGACGATGGCCGCCCACTGTGCCGCCGTCTTGGCCTCAGCCTTGCGCTTTTCGGCCAGACGTTGTAGCGCCACACGCTGCGCTTCACGCAGCGCCGCAACATCGGCATCCGACAATGTAGGCCGACTGCTGCCATCCCGGCGCGGAAGCTCAATCTTGGTCTTGCCATCCTCGCTGCCTTGAAAAACTCCGTACACGCCAACAATGTAGGTATGGCCGAGATTGTTTGTCCACTCCGACAGCCGCGACCATCCGCGCTTTTCATTGTCCTCGCCTTCAATCTTCCAGCGCTGATACGAGGCATCGAACCGCAGGTCCTTATCCAGCACCAGCCCCTGGCTACGCAGCTGGGCCTCGACGTCATCCAGATTGATAAAACTCATCCTCGCCTCCGCAATATCTCATCCACCGCCCGGCGCATTTCCACTTCCAGATCGTCCTCAATCTTTCGCATCACGCGATCCTTGATGATCCGGCTGCTGAACATTTGCGACACACCGATCACCTGAACCGGCTTGATCGGCAGGCGTTTGTCGCCTGTGCGCATGAAAACCGTGCGACCATGATTGCCAACGAAGGCACCTGGGATCGTCTTGAGCCCGCCGCCGCGCTTGATGGCAAAGCCCAGCTGCTTTTCCAGCGCGGCAAGCTGCTTCTTGGTGCCCTTGGTACCGCGTGTTTTCATGGCTTGGCCAGCCGCCTGAATGGCACCGAGAAACCGCACCATATTCATAGAGCGGCCTTTCTTGCTCGGACTCCCGAACACATCGATCGTCGCCTCAACCCGACCGCGCTTGTTGGATGCCCGCCGCAGCCCCAGTGAGGCACGAACCTCGTCGGCCTTGATCTGATAACGCTCCGTAACCGCCCGCCGAATTTCAACTTGAGCCTTAGCCGCCACCTTATTGATCGCCATTGCCGCCGCTTTACCCTGCCCGAGCTCATCAGAAATCCGCCGCAGCTCACGCTGCACGCCAGCCATGCCCTGCAGCGACAGGCTAATCTGCATAAAGGTTGCCTATGCCCAAGCCCAAAATCCTAGCGCCAGCCCGCGCCGTTTCGACCC